CTCAGATTAACCCAATCCAGCAATTTCCAGGAACGGGTATCGTGATCTGGGGTCAGAAAACAGCAGTGACTGCGATTTCTGCGTTTAACCGCATCAACACTCGCCTACTGTTCAGTTATGTTCGTTCCAGCTTGAAAGTCGCGTTGCGCCCGTTCGTGTTCCAGGCCAATACGGCATTTACCAGGAGTTCAGTACAATCATTGTGCTTTAACTTCATGGAAGATATTCGTAACAACCAAGGGGTAACGGACTTCCGTGTTGTGGTTGAAGAGATCAATACTCCGCAAGTTATTGATTCAAACCAACTACTGGTTGAAGTATGGATCAAACCAACGGCGTATACAGAGTTTATTCGTTTGGATACTATTGCTATTCCGACTGGTCAGGACTTCTGATCGCTGGACAATCGAACAAAGGCCGCAACTAAGTGGTCTTTGTTCGCCGATGGCTAAATAACAATGAACTCGCTTTGCTGCGCTAAAACTATTAGGAGTTAAACATGGCAACTATCGAAGATGTAAGAGGGATTACCCCACAGATGAACTTTGAGTGGGAGGTTGATATCCTCGGTCCTGCTACTGGCGGTGAGTCTGCTCTGACCATTCATGCACAAACAGTAACCATCCCAGAAACGTCTCTGGATATTATTGAAATGAACTTTAAATCAGAAAAGACGACACACGCTGGCCGTACATCAAGCCCGCGTACAATGACCATCGGCTTTATTGAAGACCAAAACCTGACTGTTTATAAGTTCTTCAAGAACTGGTTAAACCTGATTCACAATGAATTTTCGGGCGGTGGTGTGAACCGTGCTGGGTATATCGCTGGCATTAACATTTCACACTTAGAGAAAGATTCGACTACGGTATCGGCACTCCACACTATTCTCGGTGCTTATCCGACGAGCTTGGGGGATGTGTCTCTGAGCTATGACAATTCAGAAATCATGACCGTCGAAGTTACTTTTTCATTCCAAAACCACAGTGTAGCGTAATACCTTCAGAAAACTTAAAAGCGCCCGTAGGCGCTTTTTTTTGTGACTAAATAAAGTGGTAACCCAGAGGATTGATATTGATTTCTCCAGAACTCATTTTTGACATTGGCCAAACGTTCACTAACGAGCGCGGTAGGATTCTGTTAAAAGAACCGCAACGCTCCTATATGTGGGAAGCCTATATCCTTGATCCCAAGCCGCGTGGTGGGGATGAGGTCAAGTTGTATATGATATCGGGATTCGTCCCCGCTAGTACCAATGAGCCTATTCGCGGACGATTCATGGGTCAACAGTACGTGAATACTGGGTATGAGACATCCATGAATGTGTTTACCACTACTTTGTGGGACGATGATACTTTATTCTCTTATCGATACATGCAGGAATGGATCAACCAGATCAATGATCCCGTCGCCGGTAGGAATGCCGGTAGGGCAGCAAAGCGAGATCTCGTTCTAATCACTAAGAATAACTTCGATAACCGGGCTACCGGAACTTTTTCATTGATCGGGTGTTATCCTACAGAGCTGGCAGCAGCTCCATTAGACTATTCCAATAGCAGCAATTTTACGTTCGATGTGACGTTGGTTTTCGATCACAAATTCATGAATGACACCGCAGAATCCTATAGGTTCGACGAATGAGCTTTAACTACGAAGAATCATATCAACTGAAAAAAGCAATGGAGCCTGCCCGTGCTTATCTTTGGCGGGTGGTGTTGCCTGATATCAGAGAGTCGAGTGGTCGTATCTCTGGATCCCCATCTATGATATGGGCGAACAACAATGCCAGACCGAATAACCTATACGTGAACATGAAAGAGCTAAACACTCGGGTGACGGAAGTTTCGACTCCTTACTTTACAATAGAAACTCGGAAGAACATATCGGGCGCGTCATATTGGTACAGTCCAACTCACAATGACATCGCATCGATTTCTATGACCATGATGGAAGACCAGAGCGGTTCTACCTTTCGGTACATTGATGCATGGAAAAATATGATGATGAACTCCAATGGTACCTATAACCCCCCGGCTTTCTTCAAAAAAGAGATTTATATGTATCGTCTGAATTTGATGAAAAAAGACTTTCAGGTGTTTAAGTATGTCGGCTACTTTCCGAATGAGGTAGCTGAAGTTTCCAACAGCTACGAAGAAAACTCTTTGCTCAAATACCAGATCAGCTTTACTGGCGACTCGATGTCACATACCCATATACAGGAAGCGGACTTTGACCGATACTTTGGAAGTACGGATGGATACTCTCGCCTTCAGAAGAAGTTGATGGACGTGGAACTAAATGCGCCTAGGGTACTGGATAATCTGGTAGACGATGCACTGTCCGGTATTGGTATAAACCTACTGCGAAAAATCATCTAAATAGAAAGTAATGCAAATCCAAAGGGGGAATTATGCAGCAACTCAAAACCGAACGTCCTAAACGTAAAAAATCACCAATGGAGGTTAGCCCTGCCGAAGAAGTTATAGACACCCCGGTAGATGAAGCGACGGATGATGATTTCTACGGCTATACCGATCAAAGCTATGAAGATGACCATGATCCGAGCGACAACTCCATGGGTAACATCATCGACCTCCCCAGTAAGGGAATGCTTGGGTACCCAGGCGAAGTTACCTACCGGGAGATCATGGCGGGTGATGAAGAGATCCTCAAAACGTCTACAGCGAAGAATTTCCATCGTACTGTTAACAAGGTACTGAAGTCGATCTGCAACGCGCCAGAACACTTTGACGAGATTTCATTGCATGATCGGGATTACATCATCAGCTATATCTGGGCCAACACCTATGGTAGCAAAAAAACATTTGATGTTACTTGCTCCAAATGCAGCGCCAAGGAAGAGGTCACGGTTGATATGACCCAAATCCAGGTGGATGATATCAAAGAAAGCTACAAGAAAGACTTCAAGTTGGTTATCAAGAAGAAGAATAAGGAGATCTTCCTTCGTTACAGTTGCATTCGTGATGAAAACAACTGCGAGAAGTTCTTTATTGACCATCCGGATTCCGGTGATACAAAGGATTTCGTGATGATGTGTTTTGCTATCAACTTCAAGCAACCCATGGATATCTCGGAACGAGTCCGGTGGATGAAGGAAAACGCTAGTGCGAAAGAGATGCAGACCATCAAGGCATTTCATAGTCACTACAGATTTGGTATGGATACCCAATACGATCATGTTTGTTCAAAGTGTGAGGGGGTCACTAATACCTATATACCCTTTCACCCCCAGGACGTTATCGCCCCTGAGTTACAAACAGATTTTGAGGAACTACTACACGCTCAGTAAGTTTCTCAAGATCGGGATAGAGGATGCGCGTAAGATGCCGATGGTTATTATGCGCTACTATATGGAAGAGCTCGGTAAGGATGTAAACAATAAAGATCCGATCCTTATACCTCAGAGGTTGATGTGACCCTAAATAGGGATGTAACTTATTGAGGACATCGGATGAAACTCGTTATTGAACACTTCCAGAAATACGCTCTGAAAGCGGTTGGAGATATTGCCAAGAGCTCTAACATGCTTTCAGAATCCCAACATGCAGAGCTTTTTGGCGACATAATTCACGTAGTCGAAGGCGAAACCGATCCCGATCGGTACGGTCACGGTATCGAATATACCATTTTTCGAACTGTATGGGATGATCCTATACGGTTTCCTTCCTATGCAGACATGTACGATGCCCTCCATCCGGAGAAAATCGACCCACCTAAAGATAAATCAAAAGCGATCACCCGCGCAGTAACCCACTTCAAGAAGTTTAAAAGTGATATGGGTTCTTCTTTTAGGGATCAACAAGAGCGTCTGGAATGGCGGATTGAAGAGCTATCAACAAAAGAGGGCCGCGAAGCTAAACGGGGAGAGAAAATAAATCCCGGTAGCCGGTCAGCCAGAGAAGATACTCGGATCAAGAAGATCAATGATGCCGAATTGTTCCCCGGTAAATTCTATACGAATAAAACAAAAATACCTTCACGTAATTGGTACGCCTGGTGGGCTGTATGGAGACGTCGCCAGCAGTCTGTTCCGCCCAATCCATCATCCAAGATTTTGGATCTTTCTCATCTCGGTACTCGGTGGGAGAAGCATTTCGTGATGGGATATTCCATGGATCAAAGTACTACCTATGAGGTTTGGTATAACACCTACAACAGCTCGTTCTCGGTTCATGATAAGAACGGCAATCCCGTACTTGATTCTGCACCCACAGTACGCCAGGCTATTAGTGGGATGTTTACTATCATCGCTAAGGTATCTGACATGGATTCTACGTACATCCGGCAGGTACGCGGGTCTGTAGATAAAGCATTTACCCATACGCTCGACCAGAAAGCATTCCAGGCCGATGCCGAAGTAGTGAAAAAAGCAGAAAAAGAAGAAAAGAAAACTCGGGCCGACAACAAACGTGCTGAAGACGAGATCAACCAACAGGCGAAGTCCAGCCGAGCATGGAAGGAATTTAAGGCTAACAACTTCAAAGTACCAGAAGATGAAAGCTCTTATACCTCTCAGGCGGCACCTTCTGGGAGTGCCGGTGCCGGTGCCGGTGCAGAAGATGCCGATCTGCGTCAGCGAATTGCCGGTACATTGGACGGATCGTATAATGATTCAGAAGGTGCCTTCGCTTCTCGTAAAGACAACAAAGAGACATCTACTAGAAAGAAAAATATGGCGGCGAAAGACCGTAGAGCAGTTAACGACAAAATGGGTAATTGGAGTAATGGGATATCGTCCAGTTTTTCCGAAGCCAAGATAATCGAGCTGGAGGAGTCTATTGTCTCTGGCGACGAACTCACCGACGCGAGCAACAATCCGTTGTACAGCAGAGAAGCAAACCAGCGATCAGTTGTTGCCATGAGCCAGGCCGATAACAGCATGACGAAGCAAATGTTGAGCTCTGATATTATCGGCAGTGTAGAGCAGTATGATAAAACGAAATTCAACACCAGCCCGTCCGTATTCAAACGACTGGCAGTGAAGATGTTTCCATTTCTGCGTTCGCGTAAGGCAAATATCCAAACCCCGGTGAATACAAAGTCAGTTATCGGATTGCCGTCAAGAGTCCGTGGTAGGTTACATGGGGTCGATGTTCGTGCTGATTTCGTGACAGGATTCTCTTTGGGCAGTATTGATATGGAAGTGTGGTATGTCCAGGAGCTCGACCTATATGATTCGAGTAATCTTCTCAAGAAGTTCTCTGTATCAAAACAGAAAGCTGGTTTCTATGTATATGATGTTAAGTCCATGCAGTTGATCCAGAAAGACATTCCCTATTTCCGTTTGGCATTGCAAACGGTGTTCCTGAAGATTGGAGCGCCTATGCCAGATCAAAATACATCCGACAGAAGTAGAGACGACAGAGGTAGGTCTAATCGATGATATCATTTGATGACGACGAAAAAAGATCGATTGGGGGGATTTATAAAGATCCTTCCGATGATTTTGGTCAGGCGTCAAATAACTCCGACGTTAGAGCCGGTACCTCTGGCGTAGAATCCGCATTTTCTGAAAAGAAATCGGAAAATAGCGGCAATAGTTCAGTGTCAAGTCGTGGAGAACAAACAGTCTCTACCATACTGTCCGAATCTGACGACGAAGCGTTTGAGCCACTGATCGACCAAATGAGATCGAGCGTATTTACGGTAACCGTAGAGAACGCCAGGGCTGACTTTATTGCACCACTGTCCAACGTATTGGTAGATATCAGTGAGCACGAGCGCACCCAACAATTCAAACGCGACTTCGAATTTCAATCTCTGTTTGGTAGGGCGCTCGTTTCGCTTCAAAAAATTCAGGATTCAACTAGCTTATTCGTCCGCCCCCAGGGGTTCATTGGTAATATCTTCGAAAAATTGTTTGTATCAAGACGCCGAGAGGGTATGTCTGTGGTCAATGCGATATTGGAGCAGACTAATTTCATGCGAACGGGTAAGTTGGATCGAGATCGCGGATTTTTTGAAAGCATCTTCGAGCCACAGGCAATAGGTAGAGGGTTCTTAAAATTGGCCACCGGTTTTGGGATTGGTCGAGATAAAGCAGCAGAAGCGGATCGAAAAAAAGCGAACGGAGAACAACTCAGTTTCCTTGAACGGATCTCTTCTGGAGTCTACCAGGACATAACATTTCAGAATCATAGCGAAGTTGCAGAAAAAACAAGAGGCGAAACGTTACTGGCGGCGATACAAACCCAAACATCCAATGACTGGGAAAATGCCCTCTACCTAAGTGAATCTATTAACGGAAGGCTTAGTGGGGTTGAATCGGGCATCATTGGTGCAATCCATCACGGAATTGCGGACCCGCTGTTCAGTATCGCTAATGATGTGCCACTGATAGATATTAATCCCGATCTGGATTTCTCATTCGATCGCGATACCTCCGAATCGGTTGGTCGTGAAAAGACCATGGTCGAAGTTCTTAAGGAACAGTTTCTGGTAATGCAGGAAGAGCTGCCAAAACTAACTGACCAAATGAGAGAGCTGTTGAGTAATGGTGGAGGTGGAGGATCTGTCGGTGGGTTTGGTGCAGGTGCAGCATCGGCTGGCATCACCGGGTGGCTTATGCGTAGTTTAGGCGGGGGTAGGGGAGGAGGACCACGGGTTGGTCTGCTCACAAGGCTAATGACTGGGTTCCGCGATATGTTTGGTGCTCTTGGCCGGATCCGGTTACCGTGGTTAGCCACCGCAGCGGCAGCAGTCGGTCTGTACGGGGCTACACAGAATTCTGCCGAGGATAACATCCAGTTGGGCGGAAGTATTGTCGGCGGGGTCGCAGGAGCTAAAGGTGGCGCGCTGGCTGGAAGTTTTGCTGGTCCCGTTGGAACCGTCGTTGGTGGTATTCTCGGGGGCACCGCCGGGTTTATCGTTGGCGAAAATCTCGGTGAGATGATCGGTGGACTGCTAAGTGACAGTGTATATGAAACATTGTCAGAAGATATCGATGATCAATCTAAAACCGGTGCCGGACGGTTTGTAAAAAGCGCATTTAACGTTATGGGATCTGTATGGGATATGACTGCAAAGTATGCAGGTCCGTTGATGTCTAATGTATGGGATACTACTAAAAGTGCTTCTTCTTCTGCCTTTAACTGGGTTACGGAGGCTACCAAAGATTTTGCCATCGGTGGCGGTAAAAGATTCGGTAACCTGTTTGTGGATTCCGTGTCTGAGGTATCCGGCTTAGTAGGTACTACTTTACTCAATGGAGTCACGGCTGGTATACCAGCACTCGGCGGATTAATATGGAAAACGGCTGAATGGTACATAGAAGAGTTCAGTCCTGCAATGTTCAGTCTCTTTGGTAACCTGCTGGCGGGCATTGGAGATTTTTCGCTTACCGTACTCGGACGTATTTGGGGTGGTATAAAAGATAAAACCTCTTCGTGGTTTGCACCGGGCGGAATTTTCGGTCCAGCGGAGAGAGATAATCAAGATCCGGAGTGGTGGAGGGTTACCGCCGAGGATAACTCGTTATTTTCAGGTATGCCGGGGGCCGGATCACGGGCAGTAAATAATAATAGGGATCGGACCGAGGCGTTCTACACGCGGTGGATGTCTGAAAATCTGGATTTTAATCCAGTTTCCGGTCGTAGTAATGAAACTGAAATTCCTATCCCAATGCCAGACACTAAGACATCTATAAAAACGAACATGTCATTGTTGGATCAGATGAACATGGCGCGAGATGGTGGTCTGAATGATGGAGCTACTCCGAATATGGGCGATCAAGGAAGCTCGGCTGATAGTGCATTTGCACCAGTGACATCTCCGGATACACCGACAAATAATGCGAATTCGGTGGATAATGTCAACGAAGTTGGTTCCCGAGATTATAAGGAGGTTGCCTTACGGTACAGCCAAAAAGCATGGCAGGATGCGGCGGAAGCAAGCCAGGCGGAATACCAAAGGATAATGCAAGAGACTCTAAATATTGATGCATCAATAGTAAGAATACTGGAACGGGCAAACTCCACAGCAGAATTGACAAAGGCAGAGGTAACTAAAATGGTCGACGCTTTGAGGAATCGGCCAGATTCGTCGAATGGCGCTGGACAGGTAATTCCAGATTTCAATACTTCGTGGACAATATTGGGGATGGGCGAGTAATGGCTGAATGGCTTAATGCGTTAGATGATCGTCAAAAGATGATCATCACACAATACGAACGGGGAGACGATGGGGGTCTTGGGGGGACAATAAGATCCATCAAAGCCGCACTACCCGAAAACTTTGGCATCTCTGTTGGGTCTGTTTTCACAGATCCCTTCAACGCCAACGTGTCATCCAATTCTACGGTAGAGAAAGTTGCTGCTAAGTTGCAGGTAAGTCGGAAGATCGGTGCCAGGGTAACATCCGTCTATTACAGCGGACCGGAACCCACAGAGATGTCGGTGGAATTGGAGTTCAATGCATTCTATTCTGCTGAACAGGAAGTAATGGCTC